AAAACAGGAGACACCCCATGCCAGAACAAAAGAGCAATCTTGAGGAGGTCATTCAGAAGAATGCCTCCGGCCCCAAAAGCGCCGAGGTCGACGGACAGAGCGTGGAACAGCATCCGTTGTCGGACGTGATCAAGGCTGATATGTATCTCGCGTCGAAAAAGGCAGCAAAATCCCGGAGTTCCGGCCTGAAATTTACGAAGATGAGCCATTCAGGAGCGTGAGGGATACATGAACAGAAAGAAGAAACACGGGAAGATCCGGATGCTTGGGCGGCCAACAGTCAGAGCTCGCTTTGATGCCGCCCAGACAACTGCGGACAACGCACGGCACTGGTCGGCGGCGGACTATTTCTCTGCCGACCAGGAAGCCCGTCCCGAAGTCAGACGAATCCTCCGCATGAGAAGTCGTTACGAAGTGGCGAACAACAGTTACGCGAAGGGACTGGTCCAGATGCTCGCGAACGATACCGTGGGAACTGGTCCGAGGCTTCAGATGCTGACTGAGGACGAAGAGTTCAACGACAAAATCGAAAAGCAGTTTGTCCGCTGGGCAGATGCCGTTGGTCTGGCATGGAAGCTCCGCTGCATGCGTATTGCACGGTGTCAGGACGGGGAATCGTTCGCCGTCCTGGCGACCAACCCGAAAGTCCGGCATCCGGTGAAGCTCGACATCAACGTCATCGAGGCCGACCGCGTATCGGGTGGCCTGACGTGGCTTGCGGATTCTTCCAGCATTGACGGCATATCCTTTGATCAATGGGGGAATCCCGTGAGTTACCGCGTCCTGAAACGCCATCCGGGTGATGCCATGTACACGACAGGCGAGGAAGCTTTTGAAATCCCCGCCGAATACATGGTCCACATCTTCCGGCACGACAGGCCCGGCCTTCACCGCGGAGTCCCGGAACTTGCGGCGGCGCTTCCTTTGTTCGCCCAGCTCAGACGATACAATCTGGCGGCGTTGTCAGCGGCAGAGGCGGCTGCGGATTTTGCGGCGGTCCTCTACACGGACTCTCCGCCCGACGGCGAATCCGAAGACCTTGCGGCACTCGACGCCATCCCACTGGAACGGAATATGATGCTCACGGTTCCCGCCGGATGGAAGATGGGACAGCTGGACAGCAAGCAGCCGACGGCGAACCACGCCGAGTTCGTGAAGGTCATCCTCTCCGAGGTGGCACGATGCGTCTGTTCGACCTACGGAACGGTCGCAGGGGATTTCTCCGGATTCAATTACGCTTCAGGTCGCCTGGATAACCAAATATACCATAAATCAATATTGGTGGACCGGAGCCGCTGGGAAAAAGATGTTCTGAACCGCATCTTCTATCTGTGGCTCAAGGAATATCTGCTGATCTTTCCACATCCCGGCATTACCGCGGATGATGAAATCCATATGTGGTTCTGGGACGGTTTCCCGCACGTCGATCCCACCAAGGAAGCGTCTGCTCAGGCGCAGAGACTTCTCAACGGCGCGACGACGCTCGCCGCTGAGTGCGCCAGAGACGGACAGGACTACGAAGCGGTTCTGAGGCAGAGAGCCAAGGAACTGCGCCTGATGCGGGAGCTGAACATCCCGATACCGGGAGAGATAACTGTCAATCAACAGACTAACAATAAAACAGAGGAGAAACAGGATGACTGAGTTCAAACTGATTGAAGCATCCGGTGGCGGACGACCGAAGGTGGCCGGTCTGGCATACTCCGGCGGAAAGATGAATTTGCCCGGCTGGAAACATCCGGTCGTCGTCGAGCTTGCCGGAATGGAAATCCCGGAAACGGTGCCGCTCCTGACCAATCACGAGAACAGGACCGACGCCCGCGTCGGGATGGTAAAAGCAAGCATCAAGGACGGCGTTCTGGAAATCGTCGGGGAAATCGTTTCCGACTCCCAGGCGGCAAACGACATCATCGCCCAGTGCAAAAGCGGAGCCGACTGGCAGCTCTCCATTGGGGCCGACGTCAAAGAATGCGAGCTGATCAAAGCAAAACGCGAGGTCAACGGACAGATGGTCGAAGGGCCGTTCTACCTCGTAGCAAAATCGATTCTGCGGGAAGTTTCCGTCGTCGCTGTCGGGGCAGATGCCTCGACCCGGATGCATGTGAACGCGCAGTTCAAACTCAACAATATCGAAGGAGAAGCAATGAACATCAAAGAAAAAACCAATACGCCCGACGGCGTGGAGAAAGCCCCGCAGGTGACTGCCGAAGCCGATCTTGCGAAACAGCAGGAATCCCCGGAAAAGCCCGCCGAAATCAAGGCCGAGGCGCAGCCCGACATTCAGGCCGCAGCTGAAAAGGCCGCCCAGAGCGCCATCAAGGCCGAGCGAGATCGCGTTTCCAGAATCCAGGAAATCTGCAACGGCGAATTCCCGGAAATCGAACGCGAAGCCATCAAAGCAGGCTGGACTCCCGAAATCGTCACCAAGAAGGTGCTGGAGACCCTCCGCGCCGAACGTCCTGCCGCCGGAGTGAATATCTCCGTCAGCGCCGAAGCCGAGGGGCCGGAACTCCGCAAGAACATCGAGGCCGCCCTGTGCCTCCGTTGCGGCATCTCCCCTGACGACCTCGAAAAGTCCTACGGTCCGAAGTCAGTGGAGGCCGGTATGCGTGACATGGAAATGCCGCTGAAACAGCTCGTCCTCGAATGCATGCGGCTTGACGGTATCCCCGTGTCCGGTCGCACGTTCGACAACGAAACCATTCGCGCCGGTTTCTCCAGCGTGTCCCTGCCGGGCGTGCTGAGCAACGTCGCGAACAAAAAGCTCCTCCAGAGCTACCACGCACAGCCCATCATCGCAACGAAACTGTGTTCCACCGGCGACCTCAACGACTTCAAAGAATCGGAAAGATTCCGTCTGACGGACGTCGGCGATCTCCAGCCCGTTGGTGCTGACGGCGAGATCAAGGACGGCGGCATCATGGAAGAATCTGCAAAGAACCAGATCGAAACTTACGGGAAAAAATTTGTTCTGACCCGCAAAATGATCATCAACGACGACCTCGGTGCCTTCATGAAGGTCCCGGTTGCCATGGGCAACAGAGCCGCTCGTTTGATCGATCAGCTCTTCTTCTCCCGTCTGCTCAAAAACCCTGTCCAGCTTGATGGCAAACCGCTCTTCTCCGCAGCTCACAAGAATCTGCTGACCGGCGCGACCAGTGCTCTGTCTGCCGACTCTCTGAAAAAGGCGATTCAGATTTTCCTGGACCAGGTCGATGCGGACAATCAGCCCATCAATGTGGAGCCGCGTTTCCTGCTCGTTCCGACCGCCCTCAAACACGCCGCAATTGAACTCACGAGAGGCGCGACCCTCATCATGGGCGGTAGTGGTACCGGCGAACAGGTTGTCAGGCCCGCCCTCAATGTTCTGGCCGATGAGAATCTTCAGGTCGTGAGCTCCCCGTATCTCGCCAACAGCGGCTACGAGGGCGCGTCCGCGACCGCCTGGTACCTCTTCGGGTCGCCCGGACAGGTTGATACCTTCGAGATCGGCTTCCTGAACGGGAAGCACAGCCCGACCGTCGAGCGCGGAGAAACGGACTACAACACCTTGGGACTCTGGTTCCGCGTCTATTTCGACCTTGGCGTCCGCGAACAGGATCACCGCGGCATGGTCAAGTCTGCCGGAGCTGCTGGCTGATTCGGTCGGGGAGCGCATCACGCTCCCCACCTCAACACAAACTTTTTAGGAGAAGCAAAAATGAATGCTCGATATGTTCAAAAAGGCGAATCTATTGATTATCGCCCTGAAACCGATATCAAGGCAAAAACCATCGTCCCGTTTGGCGGATTCGTCGGTATCACCCGCCTCGACATCCGTGCCGGTGAGCTCGGAGCATTGGCTGTGAGTGGCGTGTTCGAAGTCCCCAAAGCTGACATCGCCATTGACGTTGGCGAGTCGGTCTATTGGGATGCGGAGAATGAAGTCGCCACGAACGAGGCTACCGACATTTATCTCGGTAAGGCCGTCTACAATGCTCAGGCGAGTGCTGAATACGTCTACTTCCTTCTGAATGCTCCGAACACCGGCGCTGGTGCTTCCGGCAGCGGTGCAGGCAGCGAAGCAATTGCAGACCTGGGGACGCTCACGAGCGACTCCGGCTGTGCGGAATCCATGGGCATTCTCAAAACAAAAATCAACGATATCCTCGCGGCGCTTCGTTCTGCGGGCATCATCGCAGCCGGTTAAGCACATGGGACTCCTGGAAGAAGGCGCACACTGGCTGGAATCCCAGAGGAATGCCTGGCTCTCCGTCCCCGTGGAATATCTCCGCTGGGACGGGGAGCGGCTCCGGGTCTCCGCTTCACTCGGACGGACGCTGTTCAAGGTCGAAAACTCATACGGAACCACGATCCATGTGTATTCCCGCGACTTCCTGATTGCGGCGGATGTCCTGCCGAAGGAACCGCAGAAGGGTGACAAAATCTTTTACAATGGCGTCGAATATGAGGTCCTTGCACCGCAGGACGAGCCTGTCTGGCGATGGAGCGGAACGACCAACCATGTGCGAAGAATCCACACGAAAGAGATAGGGAAACTATGAGCGAAAACAAAGAATATGTGCCGGACAACCGCGATCTCTGGCACGAAGTAAACCAGGCAAGGCTGGACATCGCGGAACTGCGCGGGATGCTGAACATGCATTTTGGCAATGGACAACACCACTATCCGCCCTGCAAACCTGCCGCCGATCTCCAGAAGATGATGATCTCCACGCTCGGAGCCGCTCTCCTTGCTGTCCTCGCCGCGGTCGGAAATCTCGTTCTGGAACTGATCCGGGGGTGAATATGGACTGTATGGTACTGTGCGAAGCCGTCGCGGCAAGCCTCGGCGAATGGAACGCAAAGCCTGCGCTGGCCCCGGAATTCTCCCTGCGCGATCTCGAAGAACTGAAAGTTGTTGTCGTCCCCGTGGAACTGACCTATCGGAATATTTCACGGGCTCTGAAGGAACGCACGGTGAAGCTCCAAATCGGCTTCATGAAGCGGGCGAAGAAAGAACAGCTTGACGAGCTGCTGGCGACCGTGGAAAAGCTCGGAATGAGTTTCTCCGGCAAGGAATTCTGCGGAGCAAAGTGCATCGCGGTCGGTTTCAATCCGATCTACGCCGCCGACCAGCTCCGGGAACGAAACCAGTTTACGAGCGTCATCGAACTCACGTTCCGGGACACGTGCAGACGGTTGGAAGAATAAAAAAACGGGGAAAAAGGGAGTCGTGAATGTCAGTCAAAATGTATTTCAAGTTCGACGAACGGCGGCTCGTGGAGGCCGTCCGGAAGGCGAATTGCAGCTCCCTGCGTCGTGCTGGCGCTTACATCCGGGCGACTGCTCGAAATGCCATCCACCGTTCGAAATCGTCGTCTACTCCCGGCACACCGCCGCACACCAGACGCGGACTGCTCCGCCGTTCGATTCTGTTCGGTGTCGACCGACAGAAACAGAGCGTGGTCATCGGTCCGGCCGAAAAGTTCATCGGAATCTCGATGACCGCGCATGAGTTCGGCGGACTGTACCGCAGACGCCGCTACCCGAAACGGCCCCTCATGGGACCGACACTGAACAAGGCTGCACCCCAGCTCCCGAAGCTGTGGGAAAATGCGGTCAAACCCTGAAAATGAAAGGACATGCTTATGGCCATTGTACTTGGTCTTGACGCCAAACTGTTCCGCGGAGAAGCTGGAACGCAGGCGACCATTGAAGTGACGAACGTCAAAGACGTGTCGCTCACGCTCGAATCCGGCGAGGCCGACGTCACCACCCGTGCCGCCCAGGGCTGGAAGCTGAGCGCAGCTACCCTCAAAGAAGCCTCGCTCGAAATCAATATCCTGTACGACACGGAGGATGAGGACTTCCTTGCGTTCAAAACCGCCTATTTCACGAACACGCCGATGTCCCTGTTTGTCACGGACGGAGCCGCCACTGCACACGGTCTGGATGCGGATTTTTCAATCACCGGCTTTACTGTGGAACAGAACCTCGAAGAAGCCGTGTCCGTGAAGATCACGGCAAAGCCGACCGCATCCGGTCGAGCTCCGGCATGGGTGTAATCAGTTACAACAAAACCATTTCTTTGCTGATTCGGTCTCCGAACGAATAATCCTTCAAAGAAGTAAGAGGGAATACGGCAATCTTTCTTTCCAGGAATTGCTCCAAATCATCCGTCAGAGCACCCAAGTCACTCAGAGAGGCATCCTTGAACTCTGCAACGAAGTTCAAATCGTTCTGTCTTGAACAGGAACCGAAAAGATACAATTTGAGTGCCTTGTGGTTGCGGGCAATTTCATAGATCTCATCTTTCTTTTTCCGCAAGTCTTCAACTTTTTCCTGCTGTTTTCGTTTGAAGTCATCCAATGCTTTTACATACTCTTCAAGTTGGGAGATAGCCAGATGAGCTTCTTTTGCATCTTTTTTGGCAATACTCCAAACCGCCTTTTGGTCAACGCCAAAATAATGGTGCGACAGGACATCCCGGAAACGGGCGATGTGAGACCACGGAATCTGAGGATGCTCATTGCAAAACTGGCTGGAAAGGTTCTTGACGGATTCACCCAAATTCTCAAATTTCCGGGCAACAGCATCCTGACGCATTATCTCTATCAGGAATTCTTCCTCAGAGCAGGACGTGTAAAACAGGATGTCGGACAGAGCATCGACTATGTTGAGAAGAAAGAACGAATCATCGTATTTCTTCATAAGACAACGGCCTCACTGAGCACGTTGTCCCGAAGATACGGATTGAGACCGCGTCGTGAAACGACATCGACTTTGCAGTTGAGGAGTGCTTCGTATTCATCCTGTAAATCCATCAGGTCGAACAGAGAAGCTCCTTTTTGCAATTCGACAAGGAAATCAACGTCGCTTTCCGGAGTCTCTTCTTTGCGGGCGCAGGAACCGAACACATAAACCTTATCGGCTTTGTGCTTTCTGGCGATTTCGTAGATTTCGCCTCTTAAACTGCGCAGTCTGTCGAGCTGGCACATGTTTTTGGTCTCCTGCGTAAGAAATATTTTTTCGGTTCAACATCTATAATTTAGACCGAATCGAAGAAAAGTCAAATCACTTTCGAAAAGAAGGAGTTTTTTCTTTGAAAACATTCCGTGACAACAAACGGCGCGTCTGGACGCTCGAAGTCAACGTCGCCGCAATCAAACGAGTCCGTGGGCTCTGCAAGGTCGACCTGAACAGCATTGTTGAAGTCGATGCCGAAAACCGACCGACCGCGCATCTGCTCGAACAGTTATCCTCCGATCCTGTTCTGCTGGTGGATGTGCTGTATGCCATCTGCAAACCGGAGGCGGACAAGCTCGGCGTGAGCGATGAAGACTTCGGCGAAAGCATGGCTGGAGACGCCATCGAACAGGCAACCGAAGCCCTGCTGGACGAGATCGTGGATTTTTTCCCGTCAGCGAAGCGTCAAGTCATGAAGAAAATTCTGAACGCGACGCGAAGATTCGAGGAAATCGCGAGGACGCGGCTCGACCGGATTCTGCAGGACGAGCAGTTCGAGGCAAAACTGGTCTCAAGCCTGGAACAGTCGAACGTCTCGTTTGGGACTGCGCCGGAATCCTCGGAATAGATCCGGGACCGCTCACGCTTCGCGAACTCGTCCGCATGACCGAGGCGAGAGGACGCTTTGAGTGGGGACAGACCGCTTCGCTGCTTGCCATGATCGCGAAC